CCTTCAGCTGAAGAAGGCGCCCTAGTCAAACGGGAATGGTGGCAAGTATGGGAGAAAGAAAACCCGCCAGTCTGTGAATTTATTATCCAGTCTTGGGATACCGCCTTTACTAAAAATGAGCGAAGCGACTATTCGGCATGCACGACTTGGGGCGTCTTTTATTTGAACGAAGACGAGCGCGAGCCCAATGTTATTCTTTTGGATGCCTTTAAAGAGAGGTTAGAATTCCCAGAATTAAAACAGCGGGCGTTTGAAACCTATAAAGAATGGGAGCCAGACGCATTTATCGTGGAAGCAAAAGCTGCTGGAAGCCCATTAATTTTTGAATTGCGTAGAATGGGCATACCTGTATCAGAGTTTACACCTACGAGGGGCAATGATAAGATTGCGAGATTGAACGCAGTAACAGATTTATTTGCTTCTGGCAAGATCTGGGCGCCACCCAAAAGGTGGGCAGAAGAGGTTATAGAAGAGATGGCAGCATTTCCTAATTCGGATCACGATGACTTAGTGGACTCATCCACCCAAGCATTGCTCCGCTTTAGAAAAGGTGGATTTGTAAGACTACCCTCAGACGAGGAAGATGAACCAACGTATTTCAAGCGCAAAGCCGCGTACTACTAAGGACACACCATGGCAATTGATAAAAGTATCGCTCAAGCCCCTAAAGGGATTCTAGATATGTTAGCGCTAGAAGACGACACCCCCGATTTAGAAATTGAGATTGAGGATCCAGAATCCGTAAAAATCGGCATGGATGGCTTAGAGATAGAGCTTGAGAAAGCGCCAGAAACAGACGAAGACTTTGGAGCTAACCTTGCTGAGTACATGAGCGAGGGCGATCTTGCACAATTAACAGGCGATTTAGTGGGCGATTTTGAAGGAGATATTGCCTCCCGTAAAGACTGGATTCAAGCCTATGTAGACGGACTAGAGTTGCTCGGCTTAAAGATTGAAGAGCGTACTGAGCCATGGCCCGGCGCCTGCGGTGTTTATCACCCTCTATTATCGGAAGCCTTAGTCAAGTTCCAATCAGAAACCATGATGGAAACTTTCCCAGCACAAGGCCCAGTAAAGACCCAGATTATCGGTAAAGAAACCACTGAGAAAAAAGACGCAGCAGAGCGGGTCAAGAACGATATGAACTATCAATTGACCGATGTAATGAATGAATATCGCCCTGAGCATGAGCGCTTACTTTGGGGGTTGGGCTTGGCTGGTAACGCATTTAAGAAGGTTTACTACGATCCAGGCTTAGAACGTCAAGTAGCAATGTACGTACCTGCTGAAGATATCGTGGTACCATACGGCGCATCAAGCATTGAATCGTCAGAGCGTGTTACCCATGTAATGCGCAAGACTGAAAACGATTTGCGACGTTTGCAAATAGCTGGCTTCTACCGTGATATAGACTTAGGTGAGCCAAACAACGTTTTAGACGAAGTAGAGAAGAAGATTGCTGAGAAGCTCGGATTTAGAGCAACATCGGACAATCGGTACAAAGTGCTTGAAATGCACGTTGACCTAGACTTACCAGGTTACGAGCATACGGATAAGGACGGCAAGCCTACGGGCATGGCACTTCCTTATGTGGTAACAATCGAGAAGGGTAGCAATCATGTTTTAGCTATCCGCAGAAATTGGGAGCCAGATGACGAAACTTATAAAAAGCGTCAGCACTTTGTTCACTACGGTTATGTACCCGGTTTTGGGTTCTACTGTTTTGGTCTTATTCATCTTATCGGGGCATTTGCTAAATCGGGAACTTCAATCCTCCGTCAATTGGTCGATGCCGGATCTTTGTCAAATCTTCCCGGTGGATTTAAAACCCGTGGATTGCGAGTTAAAGGCGACGATACGCCAATTGCGCCTGGTGAATTCAGGGACGTAGACGTACCAAGTGGCACGATGAAAGACAACATCATGCCACTACCCTACAAAGAACCAAGCCTAGTACTGGCTGGACTATTAGATAAGATCGTAGACGAAGGACGTCGTTTTGCCTCGGCTGGCGATATCAAAGTCTCGGATATGTCTTCTCAGTCCCCAGTAGGGACAACCCTTGCTATCTTGGAGCGCACACTCAAAGTGATGTCTGCGGTACAAAGCCGTATCCATTACTCCATGAAGCAAGAGTTCCGCTTGCTCAAAAAGATCATTGCGGAATTTACCCCAGAGGACTACAGCTACATTCCAGTAGAGGGTAGCCCACGGGCTAAGAGATCGGACTATGACCAAGTAAACGTCATTCCAGTATCCGATCCTAACGCCGCGACAATGAGCCAAAAGGTAGTGCAGTATCAAGCCGCGCTACAACTAGCTCAGACAGCACCACAGCTATACAACCTTCCGTTACTGCACCGCCAAATGCTGGACGTTCTGGGAATCAAGAATGCCAACAAACTGGTGCCGATGACGGAAGACCACAAACCTACAGATCCAATCTCGGAGAATATGAATGTAATTAAGGGTAAACCCTTAAAAGCATTTATTTACCAAGATCACCAAGCGCACATCACAGTTCATATGAACGCCATGCGGGATCCAAAAATTGCGATGCTAATCGGGCAAAACCCACAAGCTCAGACCATGCAAGCTGCAATGCTGGCTCACATTAATGAGCATATTGCCTATGAGTATCGCAAGCAGATGGAAGAACTCATTGGGGTTCCAGTGCCTTATACGGAAGAGCAAGACGAAGGTATGCCAGAAGAAGTTGAATTACAGATTGCTCGTTTGGCCGCCGCTGCTTCCAACAAGCTGCTCCAGCGTGACCAAAACGAAATGGCTGCCCAACAAGCCCAGCAGGCTGCTCAGGATCCGTTAGTTCAGATCCAGCAACAAGAGCTGGCTCTCAAGGCTAAAGAGGTAGAGCTCAAAGAGAAAAAACTCATGGCAGACGCTGCGGCAAAAGCCGACCAGCTCAGTATTGAACAGGAGCGTATTACATCCCAAGAGCGTATTGCTGGTATGAATGCATCCATAAAAATCCAAAAAGATACAGTGGAACTAAAAGACAGAAGAGAGATTGAGGGCGCTAAATTAGCCAACGATCTAATGAAGTCTATGCAACAAAAGAAAGAAACGCCTAAGCAGTAAGTTTAACGAAAGAGGAGAAACATGCTAGAAAAAGCATTGGAACATCTAACCAAACAAATAGATGAAAAAATCCAGCGCCTACAGGAGGAATTAGCTTCTGGTGGCGCCAAGGATTACGCGGAGTACCAAAAGATGTGCGGCGAGATCAAAGGTCTGCTTACTGCACGTCTCAATACGACAGACCTTAAACGAAATGTAGAGGAACAAGATGACTGAAATACTAATCGGAGCTAATCCCGATAAGCCCGAAGTAGTGGGAGCCTATAATTTTCAGGCTTCAGTAGAGGAGAAAGCGCGACAACTTCCTAAACCATCTGGATATCGCATTCTTTGCGCGATTCCTAATGTGGAAGAGGAGTATGAGAGCGGTTTACTCAAAGCAGACGCCACCATAGATTACGAAGAGAAGCTGGCAACAGTCCTATTCGTAGTGGATCTTGGCCCAGATTGCTATAAGGATCCATCACGGTTCCCGACTGGCGCTTGGTGCAAGAAAGGTGACTTTGTGATTGTTAGACCCAACTCAGGTACAAGGTTGTTAATTCACGGCAAAGAATTCAGATTAATCAATGATGATTCCGTTGAGTCTGTTGTAGAAGACCCACGCGGTATCAAACGTGCCTAACCTGAATTAAACGAAAAAGGAGAAGTAAATGGCTGATAACGCCCAAGAAATGGTGGAATTTGAGTTCCCCGATGAGCAAAAGGAGGCAGCACCTGCTCCAGTAGAGGAAGTAGTAAAAAATGACATAGAGATTGAAATGGAGGACGACACACCGCCCTCAGATCAAGGCAGAAAACCACTTCCTAAAGAAGTAAAACAGGAATTGGAGCAAGACAATTACGATGAATTACAGGAATTGTCCCAAGTTGCCAAAGATAAGCTCAAAGCTCTTAAAAAAGCCTGGCACGATGAGCGTAGAGAGAAGGAAGCTACCCAACGTGAGCAACAAGAGGCTTTGCGGATTGCTCAAAAACTGATTGAAGAGAACAAAAAACTCAAAACTCAGCTTTCTAGCGGTGAGGAAGTCTATGTTGATGCTGTAAAACAGGCAGTAACCCGTGAACTTGAGATTGCAAAAGCGGAATATAAAGCCGCTTATGAGTCTGGAGACTCGGATCGCCTATTAGAAGCACAAGATAAGCTCACTCAGGCCCGTATTAAAGCTGATAAAGCAGAAAATTATCAACATGTTTACAAAAATAGTGGACAAGATGTAGAATCTGAGGTACAAATACCTCAACAACAGATCAGTGCCCCTGATACTAAAGCGTTAAATTGGCAGAAACGCAACGCGTGGTTCGGCCAAGATGAAGAAATGACGTCTTTAGCGTTAGGTTTACATGAAAAGCTGGTACGCAGCGGAGTTTCTGTAGGATCTGATGAGTATTACAAGCGCATTGACGACAGAATGCGCAAATTGTTCCCCGAAACGTTCGAGGACGAAAACGAAAACGACGAAGAAGTAGAGGCTAAAGTAAAGCCTAAAGCTAGTCCCACGGTAGTAGCTCCCGCGTCGCGTAGTACGTCTCCGAAAAAGATCAGACTAAGCAAAACGCAGGTAATGCTAGCAAAAAAGCTAGGATTAACACCAGAGCAGTACGCCCGTGAACTAACTAAATTGGAGGCCCAAAATGGCTGAAGTAAGAAAAACTCGTGATGTAGATACTCGTGCAACTCAAGAGCGCCCTATGCAGTGGCAGCAACCTGAATTGCTCCCAGAGCCAGATAAACAGGCTGGGTATGCATATCGCTGGATACGTGTTGCAACCTTGAATCAAGCTGATCCTCGTAATCTATCCGCAAAGTTGCGTGAAGGATGGGAGCCAGTAAGGATTGAAGAGCAACCCAAATTCCAACTGCTAGTTGATCCTAATAGTCGTTATAAAGACAACATTGAGATCGGCGGCTTGTTGTTATGCAAGACTCCTGATGAGTTTGTGGCGCAGCGGAATGCATATTACCGCAAACAAAGCGATGCTCAAACGGAAGCTGTAGACAACAATTTAATGCGCCAGAGCGACCCACGGATGCCACTCTTTAAAGAGCGGAAATCTTCAAGTAGCACTGGAAAATAGTTAATTTTTAAATTTAGGAGTATTTAAATGGCTTATCCAACCGTTTCAGCTCCCTATGGTTTACGTGCAGTTAACCGTGTAGATGGTCTACCATATGCAGGTGCAATTCGTCAGATTCCTATTGCATCCACATATAACACCCCAATCTACTTTGGTGACATTGTTCGTATCGCCGCAGGTGGCACAATTCAAAAATCGACTGTAACTGTTGACTCTACTACAGCAGCTGCAAACAACACCGTTGGTGTGTTTGTTGGTGTTCAGTTTGTTAACAGCCAAAGTCAGCAAGTACAAGGTCAAGCATATATCAGCAACACCGCTCAGACCTCTGCTATTGCTTATGTTGTAGATGATCCTTTAGCTTTGTTTAAAGTAGCCGTAACCAATACCAACGGTAATGGTGCTATGTCTTCTGTAAATCAAAGCATTGTCGGTACCAATATGGCTATTGTTCAAGGTACTGGTTCTAACACTACTGGCGATTCTGCTATTTCTGTCTTTGCAACTACTGCACAAGGCAACGCAGCCGCTCTTCCAGTTCGTGTTATTGCTGGTGTTCCTGATACAGAAACAGTAACCGGGCTCTACACTGAAGTATTAGTGAAGATTAACAACCATCAGTACAACAACGCTTCTGCGTTGAATTACACAGCATAAGGAGCTATATAAATGGCTATTTCACGCGCACAACTATTGAAAGAGCTCCTCCCTGGCTTGAACGCTTTGTTCGGCTTAGAGTATGCTCGTTACGGCGAAGAGCACAAAGAGATCTATGAAACTGAGACCTCTGAGCGTTCTTTTGAAGAAGAAACAAAACTGTCT